AGAAGTCCAATGTCGTAAAAACCGAAGCCGGGAACGAACGTATACTTGACGAAATTAGTACGCGCCTCGGGCAGATCTTTGGTGTCTTCGTCGTAGTTCCTGACAATGCTCAGGATCTGGCGCGACGACACGTCGATGGTGACGCGGTACGGGATTTCCAGCCCCGTTTCCTTGCCCTTAAACTTATGCTCGAAGCCTTCAATGTTCAGTTCGCAATAGCACTCGTAAATCTCGCGGTCGCGGTCCTCGGGGTTGAACGTACCGCCCGTGATGCCCTCAGTCTCCCGCTTCTCGCGCTGGACACTATCCCAGTCGGGCTGGAGCGGGGTCGGCAGATCGACATCGCGGTAGACGCCGAGGATCTGGAGCCGCTTCACCGTCGAGGGGCGCATATATACGCGGTGCGTAATGCGCTTGGCGTTCTGAAGGTCGGTCGCCTCGTTATTGACGATCAGGTCTTCGGCGTCCACGCTCTCGCTCACCGGGCGCTGCCGGAGCGGGCAGTAATAGACCTTCTTGAACGACGTGCCGCCGAAGCCGAGCATCAGCAGCATGCGGTCGGTGTCGGGGTAATACTCGCTCGCCACCGAAGTCAGGTAATGGTTCAGGTCGTCTTCGAGGGCGTTCGCCAGATCGTCGTCGCCCGGATCCGCCGTGGCGTCGTTCACCCTAACCTTCACGGGGCCATCGGTCGGCAGAAGCTCGCTGCGGGCGTTCGCCTGAAAGCGCAGGACGGCTTCCAGCAGCAGGGGGTGGCGGACGCGGCTCATGCCCTCGACCGGCGCACCCTCGGCGCTGCCGCCAAGGCCCGGCACCTCGACTTTCAGACCCAGAAGCTTCAAGCCCGTGGCGCGATCCTCGACCCAGTCCTTGCGGCTGTCGAGGTCGTCGCGGATCCCGCGCAGCAGTTCCTCCGCGATGCGGGAAAGCTCCATGTCCGACACCTCGTCAACGAGGTTGTCGAACCAGTCGAGGTCGGGGCGCTGGGGGCCGCTGGCAATCGGCGAGCCGTCGAGGCTTACAGAGATCGAGCCGTCGGGATGCTCGATGCGAAGGATCTCGCCGCCGTCGCCGTATTCCGGCTGATCCGAGCCCTCGTCCGCGTCCTCGACAATGACTTCGACACCCGGTTGAAGCGCCTCCGGCTCAGGCATCGGCTGGCGGATATTGGCATTAAGGCCGGGTGTCAAAGCCATGTCTAAATCCTCTCCGGGAGAGGTCAGACTACCATAGAAAATCTCTTGCGTAATGCAGTAATAAACCGGGCCAACAGCGACGGTCGCCAGCCTTCGCCGACCAACGAAAACATCGACGCAATAGCTAGACTTCTGTAACGCTGCTTGGCGACTTCACCCAAGCTTTCCCACGACACGCCGGGATTATCGACGCGGGCCATTGCTCGGGCGACCGGCTCCCACGTCCCGCCGGTAAATTCCCTATGAAGCCTCACGGCACCCTCCCATCAGAACGTCGATCTTCTCCCGCAGCGCCTTGTTCTCGGCCCACAGGTTGTCGTTCTCGTTCTTAAGCGCGTCCATAAGCTGGTCGTGGGGCGTCCGAAGCTTGGCCTTCAAGTAAATGATCTCGTCCTTTAGCCGGTTGATCTCGACGCGCGTGCGGGCCTGATACGCCTCCATCGTCTCGTTCATCACGCATCCCCCTGCTTCAGCATTTTGATCAGGGTGCCGACGCCGATCCCCATGATCCCGGCGACCTCCTTGCGCTTCTTCGTAAGGCCGCGAAACGGGATGTCCTCCATGAGCTTCCGGGCCAGCATGATCTGCATCTGGCGGCGATGCTTTCGGTCGAACCGCGTGCCGGGCGGCTGGCGCTTGTACCGGGGGCCGGGGGCATAGACGCCGCCACCGACGTTCTGGATGAGCCCCGCGTCGGTCAGGGAACGGATGTCCCTGTACACCGAGGACTTCGATGTCTTATCGCTGACGAGCGACAAGGCGGTGAATTCCCCATGATCGTCGAGGATGTCGAGGATCGCGAACATGCGCTGCGAGCTTTTCATTGATATCTCCATAGCTTCACATTGAGGGAAACAAGATTACTGCGGCGGCAGCCTATCTCGCAACCGCTTAATTTCGGCAGCCAGCAAACGGATCATCCGCATCAGGCTCGCCCGGTCGGTCGGCAGGCTGTTCGCCGCCAGAATGTCGTCGATTGTCATTTTCTTCTCCTCTTTCATGTTCCTCACGGAGTTCCGCTATTGCGTGATCTGGCACGATGTATCCAAGCGAACGGAGCCATTCGAGACGGCCCGCACATTCGCCGGGGGTTTCATCGACAAAGGTTTGGCCCGCGTGAGGAAGATTGATCTCAACCATTTCTCGATGAGCCACAAACCATTCATCTCGGGCCTTGATTGAATTTTTCCACGCCTCAAGAGAACTGGAATCGTAAGGGGGCGGGAAGCCGCCGACCCGTCGGCAGCTAGCGACATGTGTCACCCAGCCCCCATCGACATGTTCATAGACGTACACGTCACAGTCTCCCCACCGGCAATAGGACATGGCCTACGTCCTCTCTTCCAGCATGTTGAGGGTCGCGCCGAATAGGCTGGCGATCTCGGCGTTCGACATCTGCCCGTGGTTGTCGGGGTGGAGCATGGTCAGCAGAAACTTGCACTGCTCCAGCATCGTCCGAAGCCGCTCGATCTCGTCCGCCGCCTCTTCGAGGAAGGGCGCGTTTCCCAGCGTCCGCAGGCGCTCCACGATGTCGGTCATGTCCGCCCCCACATCCCCTTGCAATCCGGGCACTGCCAGTCCGTGACCCGGTCTTCTCCGACCGGCGTGATGCCGATCTGGCGGCCCCAGCGCCCCTTATCGCGGGTCGCGCCGTACATCGAGGCGATGAAGTCGGCTTCCTTCTCGTCCCCGCCCGTGGCGTCGAGGAAGTAGGCCCAGATCGAGCCGCCGTTCATGTCGGATCCGCAGTGTGGGCACCGCCCGTGCTGGTCATTCATCGTTTCCCTCCCACCAGATGTCGGACGAGAACGTCTGATCGTCGTCGTCCTCAAGGAACGGGAACAGTATCCGTCCTTCGGCCAGCATCACGGCGATGGGCGTCAAGTCGTCATACGCCCCCTTCTGAAAGAGCGTTTCCCACATCGAGACAGCCACGCGGCCTATCGGCACATATCTCATTCGGCGGCCTCTGGGATCCGCTCGATCCGAAGCCGGTAGCCCAGAACGTTCAGGCAGGCTTCCAGCATGTCCACGCGCGGCGTCGATTTTGTCCGCCAGCCGGTGATCGTGTCCTTGTGCGTGCCGACGCGCTCGGACATGTCGAGCAGCCCGACCTGTTCCTCGTTCATCAGCCGATACAGATCGCGCACCATCGGATGCGCCCGCTCGGGAACGGTGAGACGTTTGAAGTATCGCATGTCAATCTCATTATACGGGATAAAGCGGCTCTGGGCCTTTCCCAGTATGCTGCATATTGGCTTCGATGCCAGCACTAATTTCGGGGCCGCGAATAAGAATTCCCGTTTCGCGCATATGCTTCATTCCCTGCGACAGGGCATCGACGAGGTCGTCGTGCTTCGCCTTCGGGAACGCCGCCGCCTGCGTGATGACGAGGTCGGCCCACGACCGATCCGGGGCATAGACCATGCCCTCCGAGAACAGGTGCTGCACGCTGTAGAGCCGGGCCATCTTGTCCTGCCCCTTCGGATCGATTAGCTGCACCGCCCACGGTTCGTGCCCGTAGAGCCGTCGGATCTCCTGCGCCACCGACAGGCCCGCCGCCTTGTTCTCGATCAGGAGCTTGTCCACCCGCCCGATACGGCAGGCTTCGGCCACCTTGTTCACTAGTTCGTGCAGTTCGAGCCGCTCCTGCCATGCGTTCATCAGCATGACCTTCGGGGGCGTGTTCGTGTTGTACGTCCTGACGATCTGCCCGTTCGCGCCCTTGGCCGCCTGCGCCTGCATATCGACCATCTCGCCCGAGAAGACGCCGAGGACGACGAGGGCGCTGTAGTCGCCCGCCTGCTTCGTCGTGTAGGCCGTGTCGAGCGAGGCGATGACGTAGTCCATGTCCGGGAAACGGTCGCGCTCCCAGAGCCTCCAGTCCTCGCGCTTGATGATGCCGCCGCCCTTCACCTCGGGACGCTGTTGAAGCTGCCCAGCCGCCGCCCACGGGCCGAGGCGACGTTCGAGGCTCGACACCTCCTCGTCGCCGAAGCGTTCGGGCCAGAGCAGTTCGCCTTCCTCGGTGCGCGGATCCTGCCAGCCGATGGACGTGACGAAGCTCCGGTCGGCCTCGTACCGCATCGGGAGCATCAGGTGCGTCCATTCGCCGTCGCTCTTTTCGAGGACGTGCCCGGTCAGGTCGTTCTCGGCCAGCCGCTGCTGAATGATGATGTACGCGCCTTCCTTCGGGCGGTTCAGGCGGGTGGACATGGCGCTGTCCCACCACTCGATGGTGGACTCGATCACGGCTTCCGAGGTCGCGTCCTGAGCGCCGTTCGGGTCGTCCACGATGATGATGTCGCCGCCTTCGCCCGTCACCGCCGCGCCGACCGACGTGGCGATGCGGACGCCGCCCCGGCTGTTGTCAAAGCGACCCTTCGTGTTCTGGTCGGACGTGAGCATCACCCTGTCGCCCCAGAGCGAGCGATACCAAGGGCTCTCGATCAGGCGGCGGGCCTTGACGTTGTCGCGCATCGAAAGCTGCCCGGCATAACTGGACAGGATGAATTGCACGCCCGGCCCCGAGGTCGGCCCCTCATGGCTCTGCGCCCACACCCATGACGGGAAGGCGACCGACACCAGCGAGGACTTCGCGCAGCGCGGCGGGATGTTGATGATCAGCCGCTTGATCTCGCCATCGGCCACCGCTTCCAGATGCTCCGCGACGGCCTCGATGGGCCAGCCGGGCGTGAACGGCGACGGGTCGAACCAGCGCCATGCGTACTGAAGAAAGGTGTACAGGCTTTCCTCGCAGTCTACGCGGTCGAGGTCGCGCAGCACCTGTTCCGCGTCGAGGATCGAGCCGTCGATGTTCACCAGCATCAGTCGTCACCCATCATCCACTTGGCCGTGTACCAGATGCCCCAGAGCCCCCAGCCGAAGGTAATGATCAGGAACAGTATGGCGACCGCATCAAGCATCGTCCCCTTCCCTCTCTTGCCAGCGCCCGCACCAGTCCTGCCCGTATGTCTCGGGCCAGACGCCCTGCAAGCGCCAATGGGGCGTGCGGGCGAGGCGCGGGGGCTCGATGCGGCAGTCGCCGAGGATCCCGTTCCCGTCGTCGCGCGTCTCTTCCCAGAAGCGGCAGAGGGCGCATGCGGGGGTCTTCATTCTGGTTTCCTCCGCTTGAATTCACCGCAAGCGTCAAGCGCCGCAACGATGGGCCAGATAACGCGATTCGGGGCATCGGAAGGATTGAAAACGCTCATCGGCATTGGAGCATGGCGGAAGCAATAACCAGAGCCCCGCTTGTCCGAACTTTCATTGAGCGCGTCGTAGTATTTGCATTCATCGCATCGGTCCATATCAATTCCCCTTTTGCAGGATTTTCACTTCAACGACCTTGTCGGCCCTCACGGCATGAGCCTCGCCGCTGTCGAGGACGATGTCTTGATAGAACGGGTGATCAGGCTTCATGCCAAGGCGGCCCACCACAAGATGCCCATCTGGCATTAGA